ATTTCTGTGTTAAAATTCCATCCTTCTCCTTGGACCTCTCGGTTCATGGAATCAAGAATACTCAGGGCCGTGGCAATCTCTGGGTTGGCAATATCAAGCGACACCACTGGTGCCTGCCCGATGCCAACCAACATCTGGTTAATGGCTTGAAGTTGGGTCGTCATGGTTCGGACAGGTAGTTATTAAAAGAAAAGGACCCAACCCATAATAGGCTGAGTCCTAATGAAAGCCTAATTTGCTCCTAATTAGGAGTTGGTTATCAGGTGTTGCGGAACGCACCAGCAACGCCGACGCGCACAGCGCCAGCACCATAGGCCAGACGGCCCACGATCACGTCGCCCTGATAGATCACCTTGGTATCGGCGCCCGTGGTTTGCACGGAGGGGCCAATAGCCTCAACGACACCGGCAGCGTCACGATGGAAGATCAGGCCGCAGCTGTTGGTGAAGTTGGAAGCAATGCCGTAGGAGTTGTTCTCGCCGGTCACAGCAGCAGCATCAATGGCAGCGCCAGTGGCGGAACCATACTTGCCCAGGAAGGGGATGTTGTTGGACTTCTTGATGCTGATACCAGCGATCTCGTAGAGACCATCGCCGGAGCTAAGGTTACCACCAGAGGCACCATAGTCACGGTTCAGGATGTTGGTGTCAACTTGGCTGATCAGGGCGTAGTACTGACGGGGGGACAGCACAGCCACACGACCATCCTTAGGAGCAGCCACTTCATCAAGACGGGCAGCAGCTTCAAAGAAGCCGTCCACCAGGGCTTGGGCATCATACTCCTTGGAAGCACCCAGGTTGATCTGGAAGCCACCAGGCTCGCCGGTTACGGCAGCGGTAGCAGAGGAAGCCTTGTCCAGAACGCGGAAGATGCGACGATCATAGAACTCAGCAAGGCTCTGGCCGATCTGACGGGCGATAGGGCCACGGATGTCATACTGGCTCATCACCTCATCAAGGCTGTCCACAAAGGCACTGGCGATCAGCAGATCGTCCATTGCGATGGTGGTCTCAGCAGCAGGAGGGTTGCCAGCACCCAGGATGGGAACGCCAGCAACGTGGTAACCAGCCGAGATACGGCCAGTGTGAATGAACTGGGCTTGCTTGCCACCACGGAGGGTCCGGTTCATGACCAGATCCTTAGCGATGGTGCTGTTACGGAAGGCTTCGTAGACTTCGCCAGTGAACAGCTTCAGGTACAGAGCGGTAGTGCTGCCAGCTTTGTTAGCCTGGCCAAGATAGGTAGGTGTTGCAGACATGAGTCTTAGTAGGTAGGGTTGTTATGACAGTTCCCAAACGTTTGGATTTTCCTAGGAGGTAGTATTCAGTTGTTAGGCAATAGTCCCGTCATATTGGGTGTCCACCGCAGCGGGCCAATACTCCAGTCATGACTGGGTTTTTNATGAGGCCCAAACCTCAAGAGAAAGGGGGTCCGACACTGAGGTGCCCCCAATCAGTTCTTACATCAGATCGTTGCTGTTTGCAAGCTTCTGCTCTACGTCATAGCGATAGGCAGGGTCATTGCGGTAGCGTGGATCAGAAATAGCCCGTGCAAGTTCGGCCTGGCTACGGAAACCCGGTTCTGGGCGAGGTGCCCGATTGCCACTGACCCGCTTACCTTCAAAGCCCACAGCATCCTTGAAACGATTGTTCAGGGCCTGCACAGCAAAGAAGATAGCATCCTTGTTGCCACTGTTCACCACATTGTCATAGGCTGCGACTTCCTCAGGCTTGAGGTTATCAGCAGCCCATGCAAGGGTATCATTGTAAGCATCTTGCCCGCCCACGGATGTGACGATGGACTGGGCATCAGTATCAGACAAAGGCTGTGCCCTTGCCACTGGGTTGTTCTTCTGAAGTTCCAGGTAAGCATCAATGAGTTGCTCAGATGGCATCTCCTTGAGCTTCTGGATGGTCTCTGGTTTCAGAGCATTGTCATTGGAGTAGTACTCCTCCGAAGCATCCTTCAGAAATTGAACTCTCTCAGTAACCGGTGATTCGGTTTCTGATTCAGTCTCTTCAGAAGATGTTTCGGTGGTGTCCTCTGAGGACTCCTCATCTGCTGACTCTGATTCCTTGGTTCCCAGCTTCTTCTGGAGTTCCAGATAAGCCTTTTCAAGGTCTTCAGCAGACTTGAACTTCCCAGCATACTGACCAGCATCCTCGGAATCAGTCTGACTGCGACGATACTTCTCCTCATTTGCTGCTTCTTGTGCTTCAATGAGTTTGCTACCAGTCTCCAGGTTCTTTGCTTCTGTTGCCTCGCGGGCAGCAGTCACATCTGGATCGGTGCCATCAAAAATGATTTCAGACATTCAGAGTTAGTGGATAACAATGGTAACTTTGCCAACGCCAGGTGCAGTCACCTTAACATCACCATACTTGAACTGTTCCTTAGGACCAGAAGCAGAGGGAAGGCTGACAGGAGTGGGAATAGCAGAAGGCAGTTCGTTACTGCTGAGGGGCAGGGGGTCCTGCTGCTGGGGCCGATTGGCCTCGGCCTGCTTGTTGCGCTGTGTTAACGACATTTTGAATGGCTTCAAGGGCGCCAGGGTTTTTGGTTGGATCCATCATAGGAGCTTTGGCCAGTTGTCCGGCCTGTCCCATAATGCTGTTGGACATGTTCATCTGCTGCATCTTCTGCATTTCTGCATTACGTTCATCAGCAGTCTTGACCAGCTTCAAGGTATCAATACCTTGGGCAGCAGCAAGTCGCTTCACTGCTTCTTCGGGGTCAATGTATTTGGCCATTGCTTCTGGGCCAAGAGCTTGTGAGATGGTGCCTAGGAACATCATGAGAGACTCACGATCCTGCCCACGACCAATACCCTCAAGGCCAGCAATGATGGTTGGGAAGATCACACCCTTAGGAAGGGTTGGGATCTCCTTGGATCGCTGGAGCATGAAGAGTTTCCGTGCCAGGTAAGGACGAACCAGCTCCACAGCAAGGTTACCATAGATTCCACCCAGCTGCTCATTAAGCTCCTGTTGGGTGGCCCTGATTTCCTCAGCAGTGGTCCTCTCAGATTGCCTCACAGACATCACCAGGAAGGCCTCAGAGAGGCGTTGGGTGAGTGACTGGATCATCTGGTAGGCACTACTGAAATCAGCCTGCTTGTTGACCTGAACAGCGGTCACATCATCAGCCCTGCCCATGATGATCGCACCATTCCCCGCCTTGGCAAGGGTACTAGGCTTCACCGTAGCAGAAGGGCTAACAAGGAAGACGACCTTAGCAGCAGCTGCTGAGCCCTCCACCATGGCCTGCATCAGGCCCTCCAGGGACTTCAGGTCTCCTAGGTACTCTTCAATACGACCACGACCATAGTCCTCACCATCCACCACGTTGAACCGTAGGGGCAGCCAGGGGGTTGTGTTCTTTGGTGCCTTACCAAAGGAATCAGGAAGGATGGTTCCTTCCACTTCTTGTTTCCATCGCCACTGTCCATCCGTGAGCTTAGCCCAGGTGAACACAGCGACCTCTGATTCTCCAACACTCACATCAGTACTGGGGGCACTGGTGTTATCAGAGACATCATTGACATTCCTGGTTGCGTTCTTTTGGAACTCAGGTGGCAGGAACTGTCGGTCAATAGCTTCAACAGTAACGATCTCGGTGGGGTTACCCTCTCCATCTCGGACGACCACATAACGGTCAAGGGGGTAAAGCTTCACACCACTATTTCCCATGAATACCAGGGCATTCCCGGTAACAATGAGGTGCTTCATTGCCTGATGAAGGATAACACGATCCTGTGATTCGGCAATGCTTTGCATGACTACCCTCTCCATCTTGGACAGAGAGAGGTCAATCTCCGATTTAACGGCAGCACTCATTGATGGGTCCAAGCTGAGCTTACCATCATTGATCTGAAGCTTGAAGAAAGTTGCGTTCACAGGGAACAAACTTAGCATCAGCTTCGAGGCCATGACGTTAACGCCTTTGGCGCCCATGCTCTGCCAAGGAGTGCTAGCTTCTGTCCATTCACCACACCCGTAGGGGTGAGGAGATAAGGAAGAGAAAGCACAGCACAGTCCCTGGCAGTATCCAAGAAGATCGTTCTGTCGCTAGCCAACCTTGCGTAACGACTTGCGGCAGATTGATGTTCCATTGTTACTTACCGATACTTAGGTTAGGAGCAGTATTCATACCACCAATACTGAGAGGAGACTTCATAGGAGTCATGCCACCAGTGCTCAGGGGAATAGCAAGATTGCTAGTACCTTTGCTTGCTTGGGCAATGCTTTCACGAGTACTCTTAGTGGGACGGATCGTGGTGGGCTGAGTACCAGGGGCGATGACGGGCATCGGGGGCGGAGCCGGGGGGGCCGGAGGAGCCGGCATACTAGGTGAAAGGCACATGATTACGGATTGCGTTTTGATTTGATGTAGCGAATGACCATGAGGGCACCAGCCATCCTTCCTGATTCCCAAGATGTCATCTCATGGTCAGGATAGTTGTCTGGATACCTTTGGTCAAGATCCTCAATCAGAAGATCAAGATCCACACGTCCCCCCACCACGTCGGTGAGGGGAATCTCGGTGGCATCAAAGTAGGCATCAACCATACTGGGGAAGATCAGTGTTGCTGGCTTCAAAGAACGCAGGCATCCTGGCCCGCTGAGTGTCGGAAAGGCCAGGAGCCTTGCCACGCTCATACAGGGAATCAGACTGGCTGATCCAGAAGTCCTTGCTGAGGTACTTGTTGGTGGTACTGGTCAGACCATCCATCATCCATCCAACAGTAGCACGGCGTAATCGGTTAAGGCTTTGCGTTGATTTGAGGCCAAGCTCGGAGCAGACCATGCTGTGGATGGCAACGTGGGTCTGTTCGTCCCGGCTGATGTCTGCTGCTGTGGTTCGGACTCCGATGTCTCCGTTGAATCGGTAGAAGGGCAGTAGGACAAAGAAAACACT